TTCTTAAGGTTGTTCCCCCGGTTGGTGGGGAGATCATACTGGGGGATATTCGAAAGCTTGTTTATCAGCTCTCGAAGCACGGCTACATGATTATGTGTGTTTCCATCGATTCTTGGAATTCGGTTGATGCCATTCAAAAGCTATCACAGCGCGGGTTCAATGCGATACAGCTTTCGGTTGATCGCACGATGGGTCCGTACGAGTGCTTTAAAATGGCGCTCTATGAGAATCGTGTGTCCTACTATGCCTACGCTCCTTTGTTGCAGGAGCTGCGTGAACTAGAGCATGACAAGGTCAAGCAGAAAGTTGATCATCCGAAGAAGGGGGCGAAAGACACTGCTGATGCGGTTGCTGGCGTTACTTGGACGCTTACGGAGAACGCGGCGCGGATGCCCGTTGAGATACTGAAGGGCATTTCGGCATCTGAGGATCAATGGATGATCGAGCATCAACAGGCGGCCTTGGCGTCCCAGTACGGGAGTGGGCGGGTCGAGACCATGTCTTCGTTGGCTGACGAGATGGGGATGCTACCTCCGTTGCTTCCTCGTATCTCTGATTCGGATGATGATGGGGGCTGGTGGCACTAGTTTGAGTCGGTAGTGTATTTTCAGGCAGATCGTGCTAAGAGGAAAGGGCGGGCTCATGCGTAGAAGACGAATTTCTGAGGACGTTTTTGGGGCTGGGATGCAAGTAGCGCCGGCCGGAACTGGTGCAGTGTTGACGCGGCCTTCGACGATTTCTTTGGAGATCGCGAAGCAATCTGTGCAGGCGATGCCTTTGGATGCTCTTTATCGTGATTTTGGGGTGGTAGCTGCACGTGTTGTGGCGGATGAGCTGGAGAGTCGGGCGCTTCGTGCGGCGGACTACGCGACGTTGTCCGAGTTGCCAGCGGTTGTTGCGAAACGGGTTGTGGGCTACTTGATGAAATCCGAGGAGTTTTCGAGAGCGTTTATTCAGGCTCTCTCGGCAAGGGGCTGATCGGTGGGTACACTTCAAAATGTTGTTGGGCGGTTGCGTCGTGCTTTTGTTGCTGACAAAGAGCGCGGGGGGGATCTGCTTGCGAAAGGTGCAACGGCTCCGACATATCCAGATTCTGGATATGACCTTCTCCAGGCGTATGGCTACGATGCTCTTTCAGACTACTTGAGGCTGGAACACGACCTTTTAAGTCGCTACGTAGATTATGAGGAGATGGATGATTCAGAGCTTGTTGCTTCTGCGGTTGATATTTATGCGGATGATGCTTCTCAGTATGATGCACAACTTCAGCGGTCTGTTTGGATTACTTCTCCGGATACGACACTTCAGGGTGTTCTTGATGACCTTTTCTATAAACAACTTCGTATGGATGAAGAGATCTGGGAAATAACAAGATCCTTAGTCAAATACGGAAACAACATAGAGGAGCTTCTTGTTACCGAAGACGGTGTTGTTGGTCTTAACTTTCTTCCTGCTCCGACTGTCCGGCGTGTGGAAGGTCCTCGTGGGGAGCTGTACGGATTTGTGCAAGATTTTCGCGGAAGGTTCGGATATTGTTTGGCTTCTGGGTCAAGGGTTTGGGGAAATCGGTCGGGTCAAGGTGTTGTCGAGATCCAAAACTTCGATCGTGGGGCAGTGCTTGGATGGAAGAACGATCAACCGGCGTTGCTGCCTGTGAAGCAACTTCACGCAAATGGAAAGCGTCGAGTTGTTTGTTTGCGAACTCGTCACCGCGAGGTTTTTCTGACTGAGGATCACCCGGTTTTGGCCCGGCAGGGCAAGAAGGGGGATTTTGCGTGGACGAAGGTTAAGGATCTTCGCATTGAGTATAACGGGCGTACTGATAAAAAGCCTGATCTTGCGTATCACCAAACCGCGCATGTGATGGTTGCTACTCGAATGCCGGGTGGTGAGGTCCCAACTTGGGACGCGGTTTGGGGGGAGCGTTCGTATCAACCGTCGTCAAATCCGACCGCAACAGGATTCTCGCTGCCAGAACGGCCGACGAAAGATTTTGTTCGTTTGTTCGGATACATGCTTGGGAACGGTTGGGTTCGTGAGCAGGGCGGTTCTAAGGTGGTAGGTTTTGCGATCGGAGAGTATCCGGAGATAAACCAACGATATGTCGATATTTTCAGTGGGTTGGGTGTGAAAGCTAATGTCAGAGAGAACTTCGTTGATGTGTGTTCTCTCAACTTCGCGAACTTCTTTGAAGCGTGTGGTTGGATAAACGGGTTTGCGAACAAGCGTATTCCTCCTTGGATGTTTTTCCTACCTGAGGGGTATCGTGAGGAGCTTCTGTGGGGGTTTATTGACGCGGACGGGAGCACGCGAGCCCCTGGGAAGTATATCAATCGAGAGAAATTTGTTGCAGAGGACACGCACGTAGATCGTTTCGGGTTTTCAGTTTCTAACTACGATCTTGCGAGAGACTTCAAGAACCTGATTGATGGGCTGGGTTATGTAGCGGGCAATCTGTGTGAGTGGCTGCCGAAGGCGCACGAGTCTAAGGGCAAGTGGATTTCGACGGATAAGCTGGCGTATCATATCGGTTTTGCTAATGCGAAGTTTGTCGAGCCCTTTGTGGCGGAATCTGTACTTTCGATTGAGGATGCAGGAGAGTCAGAAGTCTATGATGTGGAGGTGAACGACGACGCTCACAACTTCGTCTCAGATGGGGTTGTGGTTCACAATTCGCCTCAGGAATTTCAGAAGATTCTTGCACAGAGAACCGATTCGATTCGAAATATGATGCAGCCAGGCATGGCGCGTCCTCCAGGGAATTACTTGCAACAAGTCGCGGCATTGGAACCTTGGGAAGTCGTTCATATGCGATTAAGGGGAAAGCACCGGAGATCTATCTACGGCTGGTCGGTTTTGGAACCTGCCCGGTGGATATGGAAACGACTGTTGCTGTTGGAGGATTCTGCGCTTATTTATCGGCTCCAGCGGGCACCGGAGCGATTTGCTTTCTATGTGGATGTTGGTGATCTTCCGCCGGCTGAGGCGCTTGCGTTTGTGAACAAGATTCGGCAGACGCATAAGAAGAAGCGTTTTACGAATCCGTCAAGCGGAAAACTCGATTTGCGTTTTGATCCTTTGCCTGTGGCGTTCGATACACCGATTCCGCTCTTGGATGGTCGGGTGATTACTATTGCGGAGATGTCTCGAGAGTATTCTGAAGGCAAGAAGAATTGGGTTTATTCTCTTGATCCGGTGACGAGAACTCCGGTAGCAGGTGAGGTTTCTTGGGTTGGGCTCACACGGGAAAATGGACAGGCTCTAAAGGTTACGTTCGATGATGGTGGGTCCGCGATTATGGCTCCTGATCATCCGGTGATGCTTCGTGACGGGACATACCGAGAGGTAGAACTGCTGCGAATTGGGGATCAGGTTGCACCTCTTTACAGGCATCCGGCGTCTAAGGGTTACTCGATGCGAGGGTATGAGGTGATTTTTAACGCGTCGAGTGGGAAGTATGAGTACACGCATCGGTTGATTATGGAGTCCTTGGGTTTGCGTGTTCCTGGTGAGGTTACGCATCATAAGGACTTGAATAAGTTGAATAACGATCCTCGCAATCTTGTGAGTATGCCGAAGCGAGAGCACATTGTTCTTCATGGTGACATAGGTTTGTCATTTGGGCAGCGAACGGCCGAGCTTCGTAAACACGATCCGGGTTTAGATTCTCGGTTGCGGGCGATCGCGAGCCAGCAGATGCGTGTTTTTAATGCGAGTCCTGCTCGTCGGGCATTGACGGTTAAGACGAATCGAAGTCGGGATCAGGCGGGGATTGTTCGTCGGTACAATGAGAGTGTCTCGCATACTGAGCACAACACAATTCGGGCGGAAAAGAAACGCGCTTTCTGGAAGGATGAGGAGCGAGCGAAAAAAGCTCGACTGGCGATGACTCATCGTTTTCCAGAGGTGTTTGTTTCAGGTGTGACGGAACTGGTGCGATCAGACGAGGTACAAACGGCAGTTGAAGTTGTTCAGAAGGTTAATGCCGGTCCGCTTCTGAAGATTCTTCAAGAGGCGAATCTCCGTAAGCCTATTCGGGAAGTTCATCGGCACTTGTTGTTGAAAGTGTATCGTAGTGTCGGATGTAGAAACTTCGAGGACTTTAAGCGAGTAGTGCGGGGGAATCATAAGGTGGTTTCGATTGAGGAGGTTCCTCCTTGCGATCATTACTGCATGACGGTTGAGAGATGGCATAACTTTGCGTTGCTTCTTCGGGATTCGCAAGGCCTCCCGATGAATGACTCGGGAGTCTTTGTTAAAAACTCTTCCGACGACGATTTCTGGGTGCCTGTGCGAAAAGGGGTAGAGGGTACTCGAATTGAGGTTTTGGGTGCGCCGGCGTGGCAGTGTTTGGTTGGGGAAACGTGTATTCCTTTGTTGGATGGTACCCAACCGACAATAAAGGAGCTTTCTGAGCGGGGTGGGGATTTCTGGTTGTACTCTGTTGATTCGACAGGGCGGTTGGTTCCGGGCAGGGGTTGGGCAGCTAGAAAGACTCATGAAAGCGCAGAAATTTGGGAAGTTGGTCTAGATAACGGTGAAGTAATCCGATGTACGGGTAACCATCCCTTTTTGTCGCGGGATGGGAAATGGATCTTGGCCGAGCACCTGCGTTCAGGTGATTCGTTGATGCCTCTTTATCGGAAAGCATCCCGGCGTGCAGACGGTGCGCATCTTGAGGGGTATGAGCAGGTCTATGATCCTTCTGCTGATCGGTATGTCTACACACATCACCGTGTTTTTGAGTCCCTACACGAAGCGTTGAGTATGGTGTGGGGGGATGGGAAGGTGATTCATCATGCGAATCACTGTAAGACGGATAACAATCCGGATAATCTGAAGGCGGTTAGTCGCAAAGCACATGCTCTAGAGCATGCCGAGTTTGTTCGGTACATGCACACTCCAGAAGCCAAGGCGAAGGCCAGGGCATCTAAGCGTCGTCCAGAGGTTCGAGCACGGCTACGCGCGCTTTGGACTGCGCAGCGGCATGCGCAGCACCGAGAAACAATGATCGAGCTGATGGCGGACAAGGTTATTCGTGCGGATAAGGCACGTATTTTGGCAGAGTGGAATCGGAGTGAGGATCATCGGGATCGTATTCGAGGGGTGAAACATCCGCGATGGAGGAACCTCACTGTAGCAGATTTGGCTTATTTGGTTCTGGCGACTGGGGCTCGTAATATTAAGGAGTTCATCGAGAAAGGGCGTGTATCACAGGGCACGATCGAACGGGTTCTTGAAGCGGAAGGAGTGAAGTGGAACGAATTTGCTTTGGCGAACATTCCTGGTTGGGTACCTAAGGGGCGTGCGAGGTCCGTGAATAATCACCAAGTGGTGTTTGTTCGTAAAACACAGGAGTGTTCTGAAGTTTATGATCTTACAGTAGACACATATCATAATTTTGCTGTGTCCTCCGGAGTTTTTGTCTCGAATAGCGTAGAAGATATTTCTTATTTCCAAGACAAGCTATTCAGTGCGTTGAAAGTGCCTAAAGCCTACCTGGCTCAAGACGAGAATATCAATCGCGCAACACTGAGTGCCGAGGACGTTCGTTTCTGTCGGACTGTTATGCGGGTACAGCGCGAGGTTCGTAACGGACTGAGTAAGGTTGCTCGAGTCCATCTTGCTGCTGTGAACATTGATCCTTCTGCGGTTGAGTTTGCTGTCAATATGACAGTACCTTCTTCGATTTTCGAGTTGGCTCAACTCGAGGTTCGGAATGCTCGTGCGGACTTGGCTACGCGAATGCGCGAGCACGTATCTCTGCACTGGGTTCTTCAAAATGTTTATCAGCTCGCGGATGAGGACATTAAGGTGATCATCACTGAGCGGTCGGAGGATCTAGTGCGGGAGGGAAAGGCACAAGCCGAAGTTGAGAAGATGAGTGCGCAGGCACAGGCGAGTGCGGCTGGTGGGGGAGCTGGTGGTGGTGGGGAAGCAGGTGCTGGGGATGAATCAGGCGGTATGGGTGGGGAGGAGTCGCGTCAGGTACTTAATGGGTTGAAGCTGGTTGAACGCAAGCTTCGTCGTCTGAGGCCGCATCAGGGTTACGGGATTTCCGAGGAAGAGCTGCTTAAAGGTAATAGAGAGGCAGAGAAGCGTGCTGGGGACAAACTTAATAAGATCATGAAGTCCCAGGATTACCAAGTTCAGCGTCTTCGCGAGGTTGGGGAGTTGGTTCGGGAAGTGGTGGCGGCCAGGAAGTCTTGAGGTTCGCGAGATAGTCTTTCTTGACATAGACTTAGCTAGCGGATAAGGTCAGATCAATGCGTACAGACATAGGCTTCATCTCTGTTTCAGAACTGCGCAGGCTTCGGCAAGGGAGTTACGAGCAGCATATCGAAGAAGCAATGGCGGCTTTGCAGGAGGAGTATGGGGAGTCCGGCGAGATTCTTGCTACCTACTCGGATTCTGTTTTGTGGCGATCCGCAAAGGGTTGCCAAAAGGTGTGCTTGCGGAAGGATGAACAAGGGCGGTTCGAGGTGAGTTCTGTCCAGCCGGTAACAGTTGAAGTGATTGATGAGTCGACGTTGTTGTCATTCTTTGAACGATCCTCGGACGAGATTGCTGCTTTGTTTCTTCGGGGTGCTCGGGTGCCAGCTTTGACTCGGTTGGATGCATTGACGCTACTGGCCCCTCCGATTCGGCTGGACGAGGATAAAATTCTGGCCACGGTGGTTACTTCAATCGGGGCGCATCGTTTGTGGCGGGAGGTGGTGGTAGCGCAGGCTGCTAATTTTCGTGAATTTGTGACAGAAGAGGTGTTGTGCCCGAAGTTCGATAAGTTGTATGATAGGACCATTGGCGAGAGCGCGGAAGCGTATGAAAAAATAGTTGAGTCCGGCTTGCGAAGTGCTCTAGAGCATATGACTGCGATGATGTATGCTACGCGCGTTGCGTATGAGCGTGTGTCTGGGAGACTTTCCGAGGTGGTGGGTGGGGAGGATGTTCTTCCGGTGTACACGGACTTCGTGAAAGACTTGCTCGAAGATCTTGAGACGATGGTGCGAATCGGGGACTATGCAGCGGTGAAGATCAGAGACGTAGGACGTCGGGAAAAGCTTTATGACGTTTTGGCGGAAGGTCTCAACGCGCGGCGGATCGCGAGTCGGTTTGTAGTCACAGTGGCCAATCGGCTGATAGAGGCCAAGTGAGTAGGAGGAGAGAATGCTAAGGCATCCAGTGGTGATTACCTCTCTGGAAGAGGATTTTCGGAAGATTGGCCTCCTCACCGAGGCGAATGGTAGCGAGACGACGGTGGCGATGCCTTCTGGGGCCGCTCCAACAGGAACCGGAGATCCGGGGAAGAACAAGCGCAAAGAAGGAGATCCTTCGCTGTTGGGGAAGGGGTACAAGGTTGGTGGGGACAAGTTGAACTCCCAATCTTCGGTTCGCAAGGATCCTGCGATGGATTACGCTGAGGGTCGACCTGCTCAGTTCGAGTCGGAGTTCGATAAGGACTGGGCGGCTCTGGAACGGCTTGGTGTCGAAGAGGTTGAGATCGACGACTACAACATGGCGGAGCTGGAAACCATGGCAGAGTCGATTTTGTCGCTAGGGCACGGTGGTTTGGAGGAGCGCGAGGGTACGGTTTCTACTTCGCTCCTAGCCTTGGGGCAGCTTGCGCAGACAGAGTTGAATACGTCGGAATCTGCGATTCCTGCGTTTGCCAATGTCGCGTTGATTGCTGAGCAGCTCTATCAGTTCTTCACAAGTCATGGGGACTTGACAGAGAATGCGGATTCGCAGGCGATCGCGGGTACTTTTGGGGAGATGGCTCGGTTCTGTGCTGGTGTTGTGGATTTTCTGAAGACCGAAGACGAAGCGAGCATCGACTTTGGCAAGCTGGGCACGGAATTCCGTGAACACCTCGAAACTCTTCTCCAGGGGATCGAGACGTCCGTTGTGCTGCGTGAGCAGGACGATGAAGACGACGAAGATGATGAGGACGAGGACGAGGACGAAGATGAGGAAGAGGCTGAGGATGAGGGAGATGAAGAGGAAGAGAGCAAGCGACCGGTCAAAGAGTCCAAGGGAAAGAAGACCGTAGCCGCCGAGGATGACGACGAGGACGAGGACGAGGACGAGGACGAGGACGAGGAAGAGGAAGAGGACGAGGACGAGGACGAGGACGAAGAGGACGAGGATGAGGATGAGGATGAGGATGAGGGAGAGGAAGAGGAAGAGAGCAAAGGTGGGAAGCGAGGGAAGCGAAAAAACGCCTAGAGCGACGGGAGAGCCTAACTGCTGGTAAGGGATCCTGGCGTCACCGTCGCACTGCGTATGCATCGGGGCGAAGAGAAGTGATTGGTGTGGAGAAGAGTCCGGTTTGTCGAAAAACTCGAAAGGTTGGTGGGGGATCTCCGGCATTTGATGGAGAGGTTCCGGTAGGGAATTTCGGATCGGCTATAGATCGTACACCACTTCGCTCGAATTTTCGCTGGAAGAGGTCCTAGATGACAGTGCTAACCGCAATGAGTACTCAAACGAAGCTACAACTGATTGATGAGCAAGTAGCACAATCGCGTTTGTGCCTTGTGGAGGGGAAAGGCGCGAGGACCGGACGGGTTTTTGCTCGTGGGGAGTTTGGGCACGCGGCGCGACCAACAGCGAATAAGCGGCTGTATAAGCACGAGATCTGGGAAGTGAACATTGAGCGTCTTCGTCCGAGCATTGAATCTCGCAAGGTTCTAGGCGAATTGGATCATCCGTCAGACGGACGTACGGCATTGCAACGTGCGTCGCATGTGATTACGGACTTGCGTTTGGAGGGGGATCGGATCATAGGCGAAGCGGAGATCTTGGATACTGCCAAAGGCCGAGATCTGAAGGCTTTGTTGAAGGCCGAGATCCCGGTAGGGATCAGTTCACGCGGGTATGGCAGCACGCAACCTGGAAAAGACGATCTTGATGTTGTTCAGGATGACTACAAACTCATGACTTTTGACTTTGTGGGTGAACCGGCGGATGAGGGCGCCTACCCCAAAGTGTTTTTTGAGGGTGTGGAGTTCCCGATGGGGACAAACGAGTCAGTAGAAGTAGGTCAGACAAACGAGCCTCTTGCGGATACTGCGGCCGGGCTTTCCGATGTTGCGGTTTCGGAACTTCGGAAGGAGTTCGCTGCGACGATGTTGACGCGCATCAGCGAAATGCGTGGGGAAGTGGAGGCAAAGGTTCGTGCGGAGTTGCTCGCGGATCCGACAGTCGCTGGTGCGAAGACTGCGTTAGAGCGTATACGGCTGGTTTTTCAGGATCACGCGCTTCCCGAGGACATTCGAGCGGTGGTTGCTGAGCGAGACGCTGAGATTAAAGAGTTGCGTAAAGCTCTGGCAGAGGTGGAAGCCCGTGTGGAAGGGCAGGAAGCTCTCATTATTCAACTGACGGAGGCGACGAAGGAGGCGGGGTACAAGTTCTATCTTGCTCACCTCTTGGCAGGTGACTCCGATGTCGAGTACATTACTCAACTTGTTGGGGATGTGACGCAGTATAGTAGTTCCAAAGTCTTGGAGGCTAAGGTAGAATCAGTTCGGGAAGAGGTTCGGGAGCGTCGGTTGGTAGAAGAGAAGCAACAACGCAGGCAGCTCAAGCAGGAAGCTCGGATACACGAGAAGAATCGAGAGTTGGCGGAGGGGCTTGAGCGTTCGGTGCAGATGAATAAGGATCTTGCTTTGCGGCTATACGCGATGGAGAGATTGCAAAATCATCCACAAGGTGCAAAGATTCGATCTGTGTTGGAGCGCACGGGGATTCAAACCAACGCGCAGGTTGATGAGTTGATCGAGAGTTTCAGAATTCCGATGCGGGATGCTGATGAGTTGGAGACGATGCGCAGTCGAGTTCGTTCTCGGCTGAGTAGTGGACTAGAGCATCTTCCGGAAGAGATCTCGACACAGACTCGAGTGCAGGCGAGAAGTTACAACGGCCTTGGGGTCCCCTTGGCCGAACTGAAAAAACTTTCT